TATATATATAACAATGATTAAGATACAATGATATGTAATGATTACATTAATGATTAACATACAATAGTTTATCAATGTATTAGATTGTATTACATGATTGTATATAGTATTGATATGTATTGATATGTATAAGCATATCATACAACCTTATAACCTTATTACCTTATATATCCTTATAACGCATGTATGCGTATGTGCGTGTTCTGTCTGTGTCTGTCTGTGCGTGTCTGTTGTGTGTTCGGTGTCATGTTCGTATATTGTATTATGTTTGATATATGTTGGATGATATAGTATGATATTTATTTATATAATATATTTGTATTGCACAAGTTATATTATATAATTTTTTTATACAATATCAAAAGCATATTATATCGTTTGTATACCTGGTATGTACAGACCTATAAAATATTTATAGAAATTTTACACCACGGGTGGTCTAATAAGACGTCGGGTAATATTAGGGTAGTCTCAGAAGTCTTGTGGCTGTAGGGGTCCCCCTGTTTTTTGTGTGAAAATTTGATTCTTTTTTAAAAGACAAGCGCCCCCCCTTCGCTCATATAGAAACCCCACAAAAAGGCAAAAATTGTCCACTCTGAATGGACAAATGTTCGTGTTTTAGTTAAATTTGTTTGTTTTGAGCAGACAATCATTGTTTTTTCTCCTTTCTTTATCTTAATTACATTATATAATAGAAACAAGGGGGTGTCAACCCCTTTTTACAATTAATTAAATAAAATCTGTTTTAATTCCATTAAGCTCAAATCCGTATCTCTCTGCTGCCTCTTTAGCTTCTGGTAAATCATCAAATATCTTAGCTTCGTTTATATCCTTAGTAGTAATTACTATAGTTTCTGTCACTTCTGAACCATATACCTTAACCTCTTCTTCAAAGAATCTCTCATTTTCCATAATCACATAATAAACTCTACCTATTTCCATTATATCACTCCTAATAAAAATCTACAATGAGAAAGAAATAATAATTATCATTAAATACAACTTTTTTTCTATATTCTATTGCTTCTACTAGATAATCATTTCTACTAATATCTCTTAACTCTCTATAAAGCAATCTAACGCTTTCCCTATCTAAATATAGCTCTCCACTATCTACACGTACGCCATACTTAAATAGTAATTCTTTTACAACGTCATACATGGAATCAGTCTCTTTATATAACTCTTGAAATATCCATTGATAAGCGTAATTATCATTATATAATAGATATGCTATATCATCTTTCATTCCAGAATGACACCCATAAACACAAAACATATTAACACTCCTTATATATTAAACAAAAAAGCCATTCCTATTAAAGAAGACAATATTCCTAAAGTGGAAAATATAATAGCTTCTATCTTGTTGTTATAAACATATACCATTATTTCAGAAAATATAATAAATGCTAACATAATAAACACAATTAGCGTTTCCATATAAAACAACCTCCTAAAAAACTTCCTATACAGTATTATACCATATAAGAAGTCATTTGTCAATAAATATTATTGTAATGTATCTTTAAAGTTATCCATATTATCTTCAATAAATTCTATTTTTTCATATAGAACTTCAAAATCTATTTCCATTTGTTTCAGTAGAAACATATCAGTTACAAATGCTTTTTTAAGTGACATTGAATGGACTAATTCTATTACATTTTTAGAAAATACATTAACTTTTTTCTCATATTTGAGAACTTTTTTATTAAAATCTCTTATTTTACTTTCTTCTAAGTAATTTTCAATAGTACGATTAGGTAAATCACTATCAAATTCTAAATCGAAAATCTGATTCATCATGTTACTATATTTATAGTTAATATTTTTGCTTAATGTTATAAGTTCAGTGAATTTATTACTAAATAATTTCATTTTATTATTATATTCTTCTTCGTCTATAATCTCCAATCCTTTAAAATTAACTAAATGAACCATAATCTCTTTAACAACATCTGTATAAAGTGCCATTTTTTCATTGTAAAAATCAAATTTAAGAACATTTTCTAGTTCCAGTTTCATACAAGAACTCCTTATTTAAAACTATTTACATCAATAGGGATAATTTGATGCATTGCTAAGAAATTTTGTTTTTCAACAAATGCTTTAGCTGATTTTTCTGTATCAAATACAAAGAATTTTTGCTGATTTGTTTTAGTTAATCCAATAACTTGGAAAACTCTACCTTTTCTTTTCATTGCTTTTTTTGTTTCTTCTAAGTTCATATACTATTTTTCTCCTTTATTTTTATAAATTTTTAATGCTTGTTCTTTGTTATCAGCATTTACTATATATAACTTTTCATTTTCTCTTGATTTTTCTATATTTTTATGAATATGTCCTATATTATCTGTAAATTCCCTAATTAAGTATTGGGTCATTTAATAGTCACGACCCCTTTAACAACAATAATAGAATCGTGAGAACCATAATCTATATGTGTTTCATTGTTAACTTCCCAAATTCTTAAATAAGGAGATAAAGGTAATTGTTTTAGTTCTGGTAATTGTTTAGCCATTTCTGACCAACTTGAACCTTTTACAACTTCTCCTAATTTAATACCTCTTTTTTGATGATTTTTTCTAAGATAAACTTTAGAATATTCTGTCATGCTAACAACTCACTCTTTCTAATTTGTTATTTTTTGTTCCATTTTGAATCTGGTTTTAATAAACCTTCCGTCTTTAAATCGTCATTTAAACAACGTACTTCATTATCAGAATTATAATAGACTTTTGCTAAATATCTACCAAAAACATCATCTTTATATGTCTGAATATATATTTTTTGACCTTCAACACATAACTTAGTAAAGTTTGTAGCTTCTCTAAAGTTATCTTGACCTCTTTCTGGTGTGTCTACGTCAAGAAGTCTCAGTCTACGTTCAGCAGATGTCTTAAATCCTAAATCTAATATTACGTCTATTGTATCTCCGTCAACTACATTAGTACAAACTCCTTGAAATATATATAAACTATCCTTGATATCCAAATTATCACTCCTATTATGCTAAACTATAATCATTTCCGTAAATATCTTTATATATTTTAATCTTATCTGGAACGCTAGAATGGTATTCTTTAATCCCGTTCATTACACCTAAGCCAATCATTCTTGCATAGGATTGTGTTTTATAAGTTTTTGTATAATTAAACATTCTATCCATGATATTAAATGGTCTCAAGTCACATTCTTTATCGAAAATCACACCAATTTTATCATTTCCCATTATTTCTATGTCTCTTTTATGCTCTTTTAGAAATCTTTCAGCTACATATAGCTCGTCTTCTGTAAAAATACCGTCAATTTTACTAATAAATACCCCAAATGAGCCACTTTCAACCATTCTAATAGTCTCGATTTGCATGTTTTTTCCGTCTATTTTATCGTAAAATGTCTCGATTTCCATAACATTATTAACTTTATTTAAGTCACTTACTTTTAATAAAAAATTCAATTCTTCATACATTTTCCTAATTTCTCCTTATTTTCTTACTTATTTTACCTTATAATTAGTAATTCCACGCATTTTAAACTGTTTTCTTGCTGCTTTTATATTATTATCTGTTGGATTCTTTAATATTACCACATATTTACCTCTTTTGTAAAGTATTGTATTAGAACCAGCTACTCTATTAAGTTCTGATTTTAATAATTCTAAACTTCTTTTACCATTTTCTTTAGAAAATTTATTATTTGCTACTTCTTGTTGCAGTTCTTGTTTACCACTATGTACTATTCCTAAGAAAATTAGTATAGGTATTATTATAAATTGTCCGATAATTATAAATGAACATATAATAAAAACTAATCCAATTATAAACATATTAATCTCTCCTTTTTACATTATTCTAAAGTTTTTGACACCATGTTTAATAAGAATATCATATGTTTTTTCTTCGTTTTTCTTATTAACAACATTAATGTCAAAATATTTTCTTTTTATATCATATTCAAAACTACAATTACAATCTTTTTCAACTAATTCTTCAAGTAATTCAGTTCTTTTATCTTTTCCAATCTGTTCATCTAAATATTCAACAGAATTTTTTCTTTTAGGTGCTAACTTCTTAGCTCCAAGTCCTAATAATCCAATAACTAAAATGTATGACATATATATTAAACCTATAGTTACTCCTAACAGGAATAGTAATATCATTATTAAACACTCCTTTTTGTTTATATATTAATTATAACATATTATTTATCTTTGTCAACCTTAAATTCATTAATAATATCTAAATATTCTTGTCTTTCTTGTTCTCTTTTCTCAATGGCTTGTTGTTTAGTTGAACGTTTATGTTTAATTACTGTTACTAAAATTTCTGTATTACCTTTCTTTTGTAAGATAAATTCTCTATAATTTTTATAAAATATATGTTTTTTGTCTCCAATATTAATAATTCTTTTGTTTTTGAGCGCTTTTAAATCTTTCATTATAGCGTCTCTTGTTTTCTTTTGATTATAGTTGATACGTTCTGCATATCTCTCCATTGCATGGTCTGTAATTATGTATTTTGTCATTTTTAATTCACTCCTTATTTGTTATACTCTTATTATAAACTAAAACTCTCAAAGTGTCAACCATGAGAGTTAGAAAAACTAGAAATTTTTCTTTTTTTATTTTTAAATTTTACTTTCTTAAATTTTTTATAACTCCAGTATCTCATTGAATATAAATCTAAAAGTAACTTTGTATAATCTAAATTTAATTCATTCATAATTTTACAAAAACCAATGTCTTTTATAATATAAGTTTCGTTTTCTTTTTGAATAATATGATTTGAATCATTTTTTAAATCTTCGCATATTTCAAAAATATATTTTTCGTTAGTATCTAAAATATCAGCAATTACTTTATGACTATAATATATTTGTCCATAAAGAACAGAATAAGGAATATTACCTAACTCTGTATTATCGTGTTTGATTCCTTTATCTTTTGGAACATAAGCTATATCTTTGTTTTTATTATTTTTATTTCTATATTTTCCTAATATTAAACTAGATTTTCTATGTTTCCTATTTCTACCTTTAAGATTTTTCAATAACAATTCATATCCTGTTTGGGATAAATAATATTTATTGTTTTTTAATATTACTATATTTTTTTCTCCTTTTTTTATAGATTTTACAATAGGAACTATTTTATCTTTTCTTAAATTCAATTGCTCTAATATATCATCTAATTTAATACAGTATAATATTTTGTTTCCTACTTTAAACTCATAAAAACTAACATCTACTTTTATACTATTATTATTAAAATTCTTTTTATACATATTGTTTCTCCTTATTCATACATAATAAAAAACTATTGTATATTTTTTTCAGAATGAAAAAATGTACTCAATATATATTTACAATGTGTTTGTTAGGGAGCTAAGCGAACTAACATTACAGATTGTTATATATATTGTAAGTATCTCGATGAAGTGTTTAGTCGCTAACAAGTTAGCTCCTGTGTGCCAAAAATTACTACGTAATTGTTTGTCACAGTATTTTTTAATTATTATTTTTTTTAAACACTTAATAACAAACACCCAATAAACAATAGTTAAAAAAGTATATACTTATCCCTAATATACTCTCTGTTCTCAAAAACTTTTTTCAAAAAGATACCATACTTGAAAGCCTAATGGTAATTACATTGAGACGATACGTACTGAAAAGCACGCCTAAATTCTCCAAGTTAAAGCAACTGTTCTTACGGGAAGTTACAATAACACCCAACCTTTAAGTATTTATTGTGCGGACTGGTTTAACCACACTAGAACATAGCTAGATACTCAAAACGAAATAAGTCTAACGTAACAATATACGCAATGCTATGCTGGTCTACTTTCTAATCATCATCTATTATCGGCGAGACGACCACCTGTCCGTTTATACAAACATAGGACAACTAACAAAACTTAAACTATTTATTTTCTATATATATTATAACATACACCTGATATATTTGTCAAGCGTTTTTTTAAAATTTATTTAAAAATATTATATTTTTTCTTTCTTTATATATTATAACATATAGAATAGCGTTTGTGTTAATTACTTTATGACAAATTTGTGACATTATTATTCTTATTTATGTAAAAGATTAGTAAACAACACCCGAAAATGCACGTTATTGTTACATATATAATGTAAAGGGTTTTATACATATAAAAAGGAAATTGTCATCTTTCTTAAATAGGAAGGTGTAAAAATGACAAGCAATCCAAAATGCTCTAATTGTAACGGGCAAACTAAACATATAGACACAGACGAATACGAATGTGTTTATTGTGGTTGTGTTCTTGATGAATATGGAGATGTTATTCATGAGATATAAAGTTTGTTCACATTGTGGCAGAAGATACGATGCAAACAAACAATGTATTTGTCAAGTAAATAATTCAAATGAATATAGTAAACAATATTATGAACAAAACAAAGAACGTAAAAAACAATTAAACAGTAAGCGTTGGAAAACTTTAAGAGAGAGAATTATTAAAAGAGACGGTGGAATGTGTAACAGATGTTGGGTAAGTCTTAATGTTATAGAAACAAAAGATTTACAAGTACACCATATCAAACCACGTTCTGAATATCCAGAGTTAATGTATGACCCAAACAACTTAATAACAGTTTGTAAAACATGTAACCTTGCATTAGGAACGAAAGGTAGTTTAGATTGGGAAGTACAAAAGTTTAATGAAGATATTGACGAACCAAGATTATAAATAAGGAGGGAAAAGGTAATGTCAAGAGGTAGACCAAAAGCACCAGCTCAACTTGTAGACCCAAGCAAGAATCATAGATATAATAAATCGCAAGTTGAACAAATGAAAAAATCAGAAGATGAACTAAAAGGCAAGTCTGAAAAAGTATCTGACATTCCGGAGTACCTATCAGACCTAGCTAAAGAATACTACTCTTTCATAGTTAATGAAATGGAAGTAAGTGGTGTTTTAAGTAATCTTGATATTCCAGTGGTCGTTCAGATTTCAGAAACGTTAGCGATTATAAGACAATGTGATGATGATATTCAATCAGACGGATTGTGGTATTATGAACCAGACAGAAATGGTAGAGATGTTAAAAAGAAAAACCCTTCTGTCGATATTAGAGATAAAGCACTTAATCAATTTAAACAACTGGCTGTTCAATTAGGTATGACACCGTCATCAAGAAGTAGTTTAGCAGCAGCTAATATAGAAAAGCAAGAAAAAGAAGAAGACCCATTATTAAAAGTTCTTAATCAAAAATAATATAAGACCGTCATTTGATTGTAAAAGACTACGGACACTAAGTCAATTAGGTTTAGAGGTGTCCATATACATATTAAAACTTGAAAGGAAGTCGTTCCCATGACCTTTTTAGATAATTTAATTAATGAAGATAATAAAACAGTTACAACAAACGGAGAAAATGGTTATAAATCTACTTTAAGCGGTATTTTAGATTTATCAACTGAAATTGGAAATAGTAGATTTTTAAATATAGATGATTTAACAGACTTAATAATTAAAGCAAGAGATGAAGATTTTTTATTATATTCTAAATTAATCGCATATGCAAGAGACGTTCGTCAAGGCGGGGGAGACAAACGTTTAGGTCGTTTAGGTTTTGTTGATATATTTGACAATATTAATATAAATAAAATTCCGTTTTTAGTTACTTTAATATCAGAGTACGGAAGTTACAAAGATGTGGTTCTTTTATTGTTAGCACCAGTTAGAAACAAGGATAAAAAGAGAGTATTAGCACAACATTTAAATAATATCTTAGATTCAGATGATACCAATGAACAAGTTAGTTTATTAGCTAAATATATGCCAACAGAAACTACTAAAGATGAAGACATGAAATTTGCATATAGAGAATTTATGAAGTATGTAGATATTACACCTAAAGAATATCGTAAAAGAAACACACGAATCAGAAAGAAACTAGACATTGTAGAAACTAAGTTAACTGAAAAACGTTATGAAGATATTGACTATTCTCGTGTTCCGTCACAAGCTAATTTGAAATATAGAGACACTTTTATTAGAAATGACAAAGAGCGTTACACAGATTATTTAGAAAAAGTAGATTCTGGAGAAGAAAAAATAAATAGCGGAACTCTCGCTCCTTATCAAATTGTAGACAAAGTGCGTTATAGTAATAGTTCTTCATTAAATACTCTATGGAATAATATTCCTGCGCCAACTAACAACGGATTAGAGATTCTACCTGTAGTTGACGTTTCTGGTTCTATGTATGGACTACCAATGGACGTAGCAGTTTCTTTAGGAATATTTTTATCAGAACATAACAAAGGTCAATTTAAAGACCATTTTATCACATTCTCTAATGAACCAGAATTGAAAAAAATTAAAGGTAATACTATTCGTGATAAAGTATCTAGTGTTGAATCTTCTAATTGGGGTATGAATACAGATTTAGAAAAAACATTTGATTTAATATTAAAAACAGCAATTAACAATGATTTAACACAAGAAGAGTTACCAAAATCATTACTTATTATTTCAGATATGCAATTTGACGAAGCTACAACTGGTGGTTTTTTCGCATCAGATGTACCAAAACCAGATGACACATTCTTTGAAAAAATGAAACATAAGTTTAAACAACATGGATATAAATTACCGTTTATAGTATTTTGGAATGTAGGATATGGTAACACTAAACCTGTAGTTAAAACAACTAAAAATACAATTTTAGTATCTGGTTTTAGTCAAAACATATTTAACAGTATTTGTAATCTAGACCTAGATGATTTAGAAAAATATACACCACTTAAAGCATTATTAGAAATTTTAGAATCAGATAGATATAAAGCGATAGAGGGCTTATATCAAACAACGGATTAATTTCCGTTGATACATATTAAAGACACTTACAGCAATCCTGTTAATTCATATTTTACGCTAATTAAAAATGATTATGTGTCTTGTTTATTTTTATAAAAGTCTCTTACAGCAAACTTTATTAAACATTTTAAAAGATATAATATTATGTTGAGACTTGATTGTATTTAAAAAGGACATACAGCAAATTATTATTAAAAAACATGGGAACGTTTTTCAAATTGTCCTTTGATACATATTTTAAGGAGGAATATGGAATGAATGAATATTTAAAACGCAACGAGGAAAGTGTAACATCATATTGGATAAGATTATATAAAAACAGACAATCTTATGGACTAACATTCAAAGAATGTGGTCAGCTTATGAATGAAGTAACAGGAGAAGATTGGAACGAAGCAAAATGGCGTAGAGAAATGGAAGGTTATCTTAAAGTATCTAGCTATTTACAAGAAGAAAACCCTACAGGAATTAATACAGAACAATTAGAAGAAATCCAATCAGAGAAATTAGAGCTTGAAAAAGAAAAAATAAAAATGAGAGACCAAAAACGTGAAATGCGTAATACTCTTAGACAAATGGCTCGTTTAGAACATTTAGTAGATTATGTTGAATCTGCAACAGAAACATTAGAACCATTTGAATTACCTATAGAAAACAAAGATAAAACTAATGATAGTGAAGCTATGGTAGCTATTTCTGATTGGCATTTAGGAATGAATATAGATAGCCAATTTAATAGATTTAATGAAGATGTAGCACGATACAGAATCACTAAGTTAAAGCAGAAAACATATGAAAAAGTAATTAAAGACGACATACAGAGATTGCATATAGCTAACTTAGGCGATTTAATTCATGGTACTATACACGTATCAACTAGAATCCAAAGTGAAGAAGATGTTATTCAGCAAGTTATAAGAGCTTCTGAATACTTAAAAGACTTTATTGGGGATTTCTTGAAATTAGGTATTGATGTTAAGTATTATAATGTTATAGGAAATCATGGTCGTGTATCTCCTAATAAGCAAGACGTAGCAGGGATAGAAGAGAACTTTGAAAAACTTATTTTAACTATATTAGATACAGCGTTTAGTTCTCAATTAAACTATACGTCTTTTGATTCTGAGGACGGTCTTATTGAAACTACAATAAAAGGACGAAAGGGCGTTCTAGTACACGGAGATTATGATAAAGGAGTAAGTATTGTTGCTAAATTACCACAACTATTAGGATATGTTCCAGATTTTGTTATAGGTGGACATTTTCATAGAGAATCAATTATGGATTATGGTAAGACAACATGTATTACTAATGGTTCTTTATGTGGTAGCGATGATTACGCAATACAAATGAGATTAGGTGGAAAACCTAGTCAAAAATATTTAACTTTCACTGATGAAGGTATTGAAGAAAATAATACGATTTATCTATAAGAATGACCTTATGGGACAACTCATTTGAGAATGTCCCTTTTACTTTGTTAAAATTACTTTTATTTATATTGGGATAATTAACGTGATTATCTTTGCGTCTAAAAGTCAATAAGACAAAATGGCGACCGTATAGGTAAGAGTATTTTTAAGAGGGTAAAACCTCGATTTCCTTATTCATATTCATTCATAATAATTTCTCCGAGAGGGCTTTGCCCTCTTGATGATTAACAGAATGTAGTTCAATTTGGTAGAATACCGTATTTGGGATGCGGTGGTTGTTGGTTCAAATCCAGCCATTCTGATACTGTCTTTTTAGAGTAGCCACTGTTTCACAGCATAAAATGATAACTTTTTTAGATGGTTACATATACATAATAAAATGTGGATTTCATGTCCACCTATCCTAACTCTGAGACTGTGAGATAGTAACTTAAACTAGCTATTTAAGTGAATGGAGAGATAGGTTAAAAACTAGATTCTCAATGTGGCTTATTGAGTGCTTTGTTGCTATAGAAAAATAGTAATGAAAGAACAAAGGGTAGTTTTGAATGGTTTGAGCCCTTTATACATATAAGGAGATGGTAGATTATGATTGATAATTATATAATTGAACATCCATCTTATCAATATGCTTTATCAGTAGTTAATAATGAAATTATTTCTGGAAAGTATATCAAAAAAGAATGTCAACGTTTTTTAGATGAATTAGAAAACGAAGATAGTCCATACTTTTTAGAATTAAAAACATTAAAACTAATAGATGATTTAACAAAGTTACTCAACATGGCTGACGGAATGAAAATTGGTAAAAGTGTTAATGAATCATTAGCACCTTTCCAATGGTATTTCTTAGTCAACGCTTTATGTTGGAAATATAAAAACAACCCAGAAAAAAGACGTTATGAAAAATCAACATTACTAATTGCTCGTAAATCTGGAAAGAGTTTCTTAGTAGCTTTGATTTTCATATTATTGTTGCTACTAGAACCTAAAAATTCAGAGTTCTATTCAGTAGCACCAGACAGAGAACTTTCTTCAATTGTAAAAAAAGAAATAGGTAAAATGATTGAAGCAAGTCCAGCAATTTCTGATAAGTTTAAAGTTATCAAATCAGAAGTAACCTGTCTTTTAAACAATAGTAAAATGATTGCATTGGCTACATCTGATAATAGGATGGACGGTAACTCAATTCCCTGCCGTCGTTAAATCGGGCAAAATCGGTGGAAAACTTTGACAATGTCTATATTGTATGTTATTATATTATTAGGAGGTTAATAATATGTTTGGGTATATTTATAAAACAACTAATAATATAAACGGGAAAATATATATAGGCAAAAAGCACAGCAGCTCTTTTATTAAGGATTATTATGGAAGTGGAAAACTTATAAATAGAGCTATTGATAAGTATGGCATAGAGAATTTTAGTGTAGAGATAATAGAAGAATGTGAAACACTAGAAGAACTTAATTTAAAAGAGAAATATTATATAAAACATTTAGAATCTAATTATAAATTAGGTAAAGGTTACAATATTGCTTCTGGTGGAGATGGTGGTAATATAATTGGTTTATTACCAGAAATTGATTATAATTCCTTTATTCTTGATTGTAAAAGGAGAGCAAAAGGAAAAAATAATCCTAACTACGGAAATGGTAGTAAAATGTCCGGAGACAATAATCCATCTAAAAGACCTGAAGTTAGAGAAAAATTAAGTAAAGCTAATAGTGGAAAAAATAACTCAATGTATGGCAAAAAAGGAAAATTAAGTCATAGATATGGAACAAAGCATTCAGAAAGAACGAAGGATAGAATAAGAGAATCTCTAAAAAATAAAGTATATAAAAAAGTTTGTAAAAATTGTAATAAAGAATTTAACACTAAATATGCTAGAACTACATATTGCAGTGCTGATTGTAAAAGAAAATACCGAGATAACCATAATAAATAAAAATATTATGGTATTGTAACGCATAGGAATTGAACCTATGCTTTTTTATTAGCATAGAATATAATATTCCCACGAGGGTCCGACAGTAATATACTGAAAATATATGCTGAACTATATGGCGACATATAGAAGTGATTGATAAAAAACTATCACGATAACAAAATGAGGAAAGCCAACGTGTTCGTTGCTGATGAAGTTGGGGCACTTAAAAATAGATACCCAATTGAAGCAATGGAATCATCTCAAATGAATATGATTAATAGAACAGGTATTCTTATTTCTACTGCTTATGATAGCACAGATAATCCAATGGTGCAAGAGGTAGAGTATGCAGAAAAAGTATTAGATGGTTTGATTGATGATGATAGCTATTTTGCTATGTTGTTCAAACCAGATGACGTAAGAGATTGGATGTCAGATAAAACATTATACGAATCTAATCCTTTATGTTACACTGTACCTGCTAACTATGATTATTTAGTTAAGAAAAGAAATAAAGCATTAGAGATGTCTGATGCTAAATCTAACTTTTTAACTAAACATTTAAACATATTTATTGACGGAGATATTGAAGAATCATTTGTTACTATAGACGATTTAAGACAAGGTAAAATAGCAGAAGAAGATTTTGATTGGGACGGTAGAGAAGTTTATTTAGGTATCGACTTAGCAGAAACTGTCGATAATACTGCTGTTTCAATGGTTTATTATGATAATGATGAAGATAAATTTTATACAAAATGTTGGTCATTTATTCCACAAGAGAAAGCAACAGAAAAATCAAAAAGAGAACGTATTAATTATTTCTTAATGCGTGATAAAGGTTGGGCTTTTTTATGTGGAGATAGAGTAATAAGTCAACGTTTTGTTGAAGATTACGTATTAGGAATAGAAAAGAAATATAATGTTATAGTAAAAGGTATCGGATATGATAGACGTAATGCAATATCATCTGTAAACAGATTTATAGATGAAGGAGATTACGAGTGTATAGAAGTAAGACAAAATAGTTCGTCACTTGGTCCAACATTTAAAATGATGAGAGATTATATTATAGATGGCAATTTCCTTTACCAAGAAAATGAACTTTTAGAAAATAACTATAAAAACGCACGAATAACATACGATACTACAATGAATATATATGTCAATAAAAAGAAAAGTGCTGGTAAAATTGACGGTGTTTATGCCACAGCAGATGCAATGTATCTATGGAAACAAGACATAGATGACGGATTATTGACAAGTAGTTTTGAAGATAGAGGATTATTTATTTTGTAAAGGAGGTACGTAAATGGGATTGATTGATGATTTAATGAAGCAATTTTCAAATAATCAAAATAATCAAAACAAACAACAATTAAATAATATGTATGGTAATGTAAATTCAGCTATTGTTGGTACTTCCTCTGGTGGTTCCTCAAATTTTACAGAAGAAGAAGCACTTTCAATATCCTCTGTAGCAGCAGCAACTGATTTAATAACATCCACTATTGCTAGATTACCAATAAGGTTGTATAAAAAAGGCTCTAAAGGAGAATATGTATCATTAGACGATGATAAAAGAGTTTTTTTATTGAATAAAGAACCTAATACAACATTAACTGCTATTACATTAAAGAAACGCATTATATTAGATTATCTTTTTCATGGAAACTCATATATATATCCAGAATGGAACAGAAATGAGTTAATGGGATTGCATCATATACCAGCTAAAAACGTTTTTGTTGAAAAATACGTAGATGAAAACATACCTTTTGCAGTTAAAGGTCAATTTGAAGTTTTAGGAGCAGATGCTCAAAAAATAACTTTATTGCCCGATGAATTAATGATTGTGTTAAAAAATTCTGAGAATGGATTAGATTCGAAGGGTATATTAGACCTTAATTCAGAGTTATTACAACTTGCATTAAACCAACAACAATATAGTTCTTCTATATTGGAGAATGGTGCATTGCCTTTGGCTGTTTTAACTACTCCATCTAGGGTTACAGATAAAGCAATGGCAAGAATTAAACAAAGTTGGGAGACTATCTATAAAGGTGGAAAAAATGCTGGTAAAACGGTTATTTTAGAAGATGGTATGGATTACAAACCGGTATCTCTCAACCCTAATGAATTAGATTTAAGTACAAGTAAAGAAGCTGTATTATCAGATATTGCAAGAGTTTTTGGTATTCCAGAGTCAATGCTTAATGCAGATGCAAATAAATATAATTCTAATGAACAAAACAACTTGCATTTCTTACAGTATACATTAGACCCAATTATTACAGCTCTTGAAAGTGCATTAAATAAATCTTTACTATTAGAATCTGAAAAAGACAAAGGTTACAGTTTCCAAGTTGACAGAGATTCAATATTGGCAACTACAGAAGCAGAGAAATTTGCTACTACTATTCAAGCAATGAAGGGCGGATTAATCTCTGTGAATGAAGCAAGAGCTAGACATAACCTTAAACAAATAACTGATGACTACATGATGTGGGGTCTAGGAAACATTTTCTACAATAAAGAAGACAGTAAAATGACTATTCCAAATATGGGTGCTATTATTGACCCTAATGACCCAGAAAGTGTAGCAAAAGCTATGAATAAAGATTCTGAACAAGCTAGTAATGATTTAAAAGATAAACAAAAAGAACAAGAAAAAGAGAATACTGATAAAGATGACAACGAAGAAAAGACTGATGATGAGATGAATGAAGATAAAGAAGACAAAGATAAAAAATCTAACAAGGATAAGGATATAAAAGAAGACAAATAACTTTTATATAAGAGAGGTTAGATAAATGGCTAAAGTGGAATTTAGAATGCACGATGCCAAAATGACTAGCGAAGGAGACATGATTGTTGCTGGTTATGTAAACCAAACAGAACAATTTAGTCAAGAGCTAGGACTGGCAAAACGCTTTAAAGAAAAAATTTCAAAAGGTGCATTCCAACGTGCCATTTCAAAATCAGATAGAGATATTGATTTCTTAGCAGAACATGATAGCTCAGTTGTTTTAGCTTCTACTAAGAACGGAACTTTAGACTTAAAAGAAGACGATAAAGGTCTTTATATGGAAGCAAGAGTTATTAATACTTCTGCTGGTCGAGATTGGTATGAAATGATTAGTTCTGGACTAATTACTAACATGTCATTCGGGTTCCAATCTATCAATGATGAGTGGCGTTCAGTTGGAGAGAACCTTTTCGAGAGAACGATTAATGATTTAGAATTATTTGAAGTATCAGCTGTTAGAAATCCAGCTTATGCTCAATCAAGTATCTCAAATCGTGGACTTGACACTTCTGACGAAGATATAGTCCCAGAAGACATTGAGGAGGAAAATGTAATGGAACAACGTACAGCAGACCAATTGCTTACAGCAATTTCCGAACTTACTAATGAAGTAAGAGAATTACGTGGAACATTAGGTACAGATAAAGACGGTAAAACTGTTAATGTACAAAAAGATAATTATGCAGCAGGTCAACAAACATCTGCGCAAGCAGAATCAGATTCAGACCATAAAAGAATTAAAGCAGATGAAGAAAATGGTAAATATGCTGGAGATAAAGAAATCGACGGCAAAGGTTCATATAACCATGACAAAAAAGTTCCAGCTGGTAAAGATGATGGTACAGTAGAAAACGAACCAGAATCACAATCTGGTAAAACAGCTTATTATGATGGTTCATTGCCAGAAGATATTCCTGGAGAACAAAACGGAGAAGATGGAAAACAAGGACGTGTTCAAGAAGATAAAGACACTTCTTCTAGTCAAACAGGTTCACAGGACGACACATCTTCATCTTCTACATCTGAAAAACAAGATGATAAAACACAATCTGACAGCACTTCAACAAGTCAAGGCGAAGGACGTTCTATTTCGTTCGCAGAAGCACAAAGACGAATTGAAGAATTACGTGGAGGTAAGTAATAATGGAATTAAAAGAGCTTAGAGAACAACGTAACAGCTTGTTAGACAAAATGGACGAAATTACTTACAAAGTGAATGAAAATGGCACTGGTAAGGAATCACGCAATTTAACAAGCAAAGAATCAGAAGAATTTGAAAAACTAGTAAATGAAGTAAGAACAATTGATTCACAAATTAATGAATTAAAAAATACAAAAGGACAAAAAGTGGAGGAAAGAGAAATGGCAGACAATAAATTAGTAGAACAACGTTCCGCTTTAAACTCATTCATTCGTAACGATAGAAAAGGTTTAGAGGAACGTGCTCAATATGTAAACACAACAAATGATGGCGATGTTTTAATCCCAGAACAAATCGCTGATGAAATCTTACGTAAAATGGAAGAAGCGTCTCCAGTATTCGAACAAGCTCGTAAATACCCATCAGTTAATGGTACTTTGAAAATCGCTAAAGAAAATACTGACGACCAAGCAGGTTTCGTTGGAGAAAACGAAGAAATTCCAAGTATCGCATTAAAATTCAAACATGTTACTTTAACTCAAAAACGTGTTGGTGCAGCAGTTACTTTAACTCAACAATTGTTAAACGATTCTGCAATGGATTTATTAAGTTATTCAGCTGACCTTTTAGCACGTCGTACAGCTCGTGCAGTTGAAAAATCAATCTTTAAAGGTTTAGGTCAAGAAAGAGGATTCGTAGGTATTTTATCTAACGAAGTAACTGATTCAGAAGATTTAAACAAAGTAAAAATTTCTGCGAATGTTACTGTAGAAGAATTAGCTGACATTACTGGTTCATTAAATCCAGCTTACTTAGACGGCGCAGCTTTCTACATGTCACGTGAAGTATTTAACGGAATCCGTAAATTGAAAGACGGTACAGGAGATTTCTTATTACAAAATGGTACAGTCAATGGTGTTATTGGTTCTACTATTTTAGGTTTCCCTGTATACGTATCTGATGTTTTAGATAAAAAAGATGGAATCATCTTTGGTAACATTGGTGCTGCTTATGGTATCATGGTTAAACAAGGATTCTCTCTTAAACATGTTAACGGAGATACACAACAAACATTAAATGGTACACAATTACTAGCATTCGACGGTTATATGGACGGTAACGTTATTAACCCAGAAGCTATTACACTTGCAAATACTAAGTAATTGTAGTATAGACGACGAGAAGGTTTTACTTTCTCGTCATATACATATTTGAAGGGAGAAGGTAAAAATGTTAAGAGTTTTATTCTTCCAAGATACTTACTTATCTGATTATAACACAGCTAGGAGAGTAGGTCAAGAAATAGACCTGCAATTTGATATGGCTTACGAACTTTACAGAGAAGGTAAGGCAGATATTTTAAACCCATATTATAACAAAGATTTATTTAAAGATATAGAAAGATACGATAAAGATTGGGAAAGATTTATAAGATTAGAGGGGGATAGACCATGACCGATTCACTAGAATTAAACTATGTGAAAAATTATCTCCGTGTTGATTATGACGAAGAACAAGAAGATAAATTTATACAAATGTGTATAACTGCTTCACGTTCTTTTGTAGAAACCTATATGAATAGGTCTCTTAGCGATTTCAACGAAGATGGTAGTTATCCAGCTGAAATAGATATTGCAAGACTTAACGTTATATCACAGTGGTATGACACTAGAACTATAATGTCTCCACGTTCAAACGTTAAAGAAATGGAATATGTATTTGCAGGATTGCTAGACCCACACAGATATTGGAACTTTGCATTTATTGATGGAATGCAAGAAAGTGGTCTTGGAGATTTATCAAATATCTTTTATGACAAATCAGCTAACAGATTCTATAGAGCACAACAAGTTGATACTTATACAGCATTAACTGGAGAAGACAATACTAATGTTCCTAATACAGGATTTTATAAACCTGTAAATGAAGTTGATTATAATCAAAGGGGGAAATAGATAATGCCTTTGTTAAATGATGCTGGAAAATTAAATCAACGTTGTACTTTTTATTCTATGCAAGAAGTTGAAACTATAAGAGGTAACACCAAAACTGTAGAAAAAGAAGAATTTTCTTGTTGGTGTACTATTAGACAAGCTAGAATAAGTGAAGTTCAAGCTGCTATAGGAACTGAACATATAAATAGACAAACTCTTATCGTTAGAAGACAGCAAAGAAAAGAGATAAAAAACGATTGGACTGTAAAAGTAAAAGGTCAAATGTTCGATATAGTAAGTGTTGTACCAGATTATGAAACAGAAATGCACGACATGATTGTTCTAAAGGAAAAACATTAATGGCTAAAGATGGAACAATAATAACAATCAAAGATTCTGGTATTTCTGATGAGTTAGCGAGATTGGCACGAAATGTACCTAAAGTTAGAAATAAAGCGTTAAGAGAAGGTGCTAAACAGTTTGCCGAAGAAGTAGAAGCTGTGACACCCGTAGGACCACCACGTTCGTCAAATAAATATGGTGGTAAATGGTATTCTACTGTTCATATGAAAGATGACGTAAAATATCAAAAACTACAAGACGAAAGATATATTGTGGGATATGGTAAAGCTACTGGTTGGCGTGCTCATTTTATTAACGATGGTACTATATATATACAACCAACATTCTTTTTTAATAAAGTGGTAGATGCTAAACTAGGTAACTCATATACAACTATAGAAAATATATTAAGAAGAGAGTTGTTTATGAAATGATTAGTGTTCAATTATCAGTAAAATTAAAAAGACTTGTAGCTGAACAAGTAAAAGATATTATACCATCAAAACATGTCTACCTATATAATATTCCAGAAGATGTTGATAGATTAAAAACATTACCGTTTGTTCGTATTAATCATATAACTTCGACAGCAACAACACATTCTAGTAACGATATTAATTTCACTAGAGAGCGTTATCAAATTCAATTCTTCTTTGATGATGAAGATGAAAGAGATATAGAAGGAATGATTATAAAAACAGACAAACAATTAAGACAACATGGTTTTTATTATTCAACGGGATATGATGGGTATGACCCAGATTTAGAAGGAGTAATAACTGTCACACGACAGTATAATTATAGAAATAAAACAGATTAAAAATATATAGGAGGAAATATAATATGGCATCAACAATTGGATTTAAGCGTGCGACTTTCTTTATTTATGATAAAGATGATAAAGTTGAAGACACTTATGTAGTAGAAGGTAAAGCAAATAAAGGTGGTACTACAGAGGCTAGTATCTCTGGTTTATCAGCAGAAGCTGTTAAAGTATACGCTTCAAACGTTGCATACTATGTTGCACAACGTGGTACTGGTTCAGTAGAACTATCACTATCTATTTTAGATATTACAGATGTATTAGCTGCACGTTTATTAGGACGTAAAGAAAACGAAGACGGTATTTATTTAGTAGGAGAAAATACAGAGCCACCATACGCTGGAGTTCTTATGGAATCAGCAGCACTTGACGGACAACCTATTTTCTTTGCATTGTTAAAAGGTAAATTCCGTTTAGATGAACAAAACTTAGCAACAAACGAAGACGAATTATCTGAACCAGAAGCAGACGAATTAGAAGGTCAATTCGTAGCAGATGCTCATGGTAATACTTATGCAACTGCTCGTGGCGAAGATAAACGAGAAGCATTAAAACAATTATTCTACAATATTGCTGGAGACGGTTCAGAAAACACTAACTCTACTCCATCTGGTCGATTAGTAGATGATAGTGAAAAACATGATGAAACTCCAGTAGCAGATTCAGAAGAAACTACTGACACTCCCTAAGAATGTCTCTGTATCAGCCAGAACAGATTCAGCAATAGTCGATGCAGAGTAATTTTTCAGCCCCTTAATTTGGGGCTTATACATATTTAAATAAAGGAGAAGATTATTTATGGCTAAAGAAGTAACAATTAAATTAGAAGACGAGAAAGGTAAAGTACAAGAATACAAAGCAGGTAAAATTATGGCTCGTACTACACGAGATGCTATGAAGATGTACTCAAAATTAGAAGAAGTAGATAAGAACGGTAATCCAGTAGTATCAGAAGCAGAATCTTTTGACATGATGATTGATTTAGTAGCAAACTCTATTTTCAAAAAGAATGACGAAGTAACAGAAGACACTATTCTTGACGGATTAACTTCTGATGAAGTTGCTACTGTACTACAAGAAGTAATCATGTCTGCTATGGGTATTTCAGACGAAGACGTCGAAGAAGCTAAAGAGGGAAAGTAGAAACATTTTCCTGGACAAAGACGTATTACCAATATAATGAAATGATTGGTACATTAATAAAAGATTATGGTTTTCGTTGGTCTGATTTTGATGATATGACTGACGAAGACTTGCACGATATTGTAAATGCAAAAGCAGAATACAAAAAGAAAAGACAACAAAACCAAGAAAACAAACAAAATAACGTTTCTCCAGAAAATTCTTTGGAGGCTTTCTTGAAATCAAACGGATTACTATAAATAAAAATAATAGGAGGGGTAAGGTATCTAACAAACAGATACTTTGCCCCTGTTTATTTTTTTGTATAATTTAAGACAATAAAAGGTAGATTTTACGTTAACAATGTTCGGATTCTGGTTCTTCAACAGTAATGATTTCATAGTCTTTTACAACAAAAGACGAATTATCAGCGAATCTTTTAGCGTCTTGTTCGATATTAAACCATACAGCATCAATAATATTTGTTATCCAACGTTTGTTGCCGTTATCATCAACACCAAAGTATAAATATTCTCCATTGAGTTTTTTATAACCAATTACATAAAAATCAGTAAACATTTTAAAACCTCTTTCTTTAATTTGTTAACTTTATTATAGCATACATATTTATATTGTCAACACATTTATACATATTTTTTATAAGGAGTGAAAAACACATGCCAGCTAATGGAAAGGTCGTTGGTAAATTAGTCGCACAGCTTGATTTACAAACAGCAGGATTTATGAAATCAACAACAGGCGTAAATAAAGCTATCAGACAAATTCGTTCCAACTTAAAAACATTAGACAAATTTTATAAAGCTAGTGGCGATGAAATGAATCGTCTTAACTCTAAATATAAACAATCCAAAATTTTAATGGAAACATATAAAGAAAAACTAAATGGGTTGAAAAAAGAGTTAAGTAGCTTAAAACCTAACACACAAGCGTTTATAAAGCAACAAAGTCAAATTAGACGTACAGAAGCAGACATGAAGCAATTAGAAGCTGAAATGAAAAACTATCGTAAGCAAATGCTTTATGTCAACTCATCTATAGACCAAGCAAATGCTAAATATAAATCTCACAAAGCAGTTCTTGAAGCAAATAGAAAAATTGCTGTTGCTCAAGGAAATGCTGAAAAGAAATTAAGATACGATAAGAAATTAATGGCAGCTCAGATTCAAAGAAACAACGAGGTATTAAAAGGAGAACGAGTAATACTTGGTAGAATACGTTCAACTTTAGGTATCACAAGCAATGAATATAAAGAACAAGCTGCTAAAGTTAAACAGTTAAAAGCAGAAAATGTCGGATTAACTGCTTCAATGAAATCAGTCAACAGACAAATGTTGGCATATAGAGCATCACAAAAAAATATGAACGCTGGATTAAATCGTAGCTTGAATTTTATGAAACAAAATAAAGCTGGTTTAATTGATGTAAGAAACAGTTTAATGGGTCTTACAGCAGCAGCTACAGGTGTAGCTTATCCGATTGCTAGAGCTTTTGGTGGAGCAATCAAGGCAACGGTACAATGGGAAGATGCTCAAGCAAATGTAGCAAAAACAACTAATGCTAGTAAAGAACAGATGAAAGACTATTCTGATAGTATTAGAAGTATGGCTAAACAAATGCCAGAATCACAAGCAGAAATTGCAAATACTATGGCAATGGCTGCACAATTAGGTGTTAAGAACCTAAAAGGCTTTACTAAAGTTGCTACACAAATGAGTGTTGCTACAGATATGACAGCAGAAGATGCAGCAACAAGTATGGCAAGATTTGCGAACGCTACAGGTAAACCTAATTCAGATTTCAAAAAATTAGGTAGTACAGTTGTTCAATTGGGTAAAATATTGTTGCCCCCTTATACAGAAATGTATATTGCACAGTAACCAAAAACGATGAAGGCTAAGTTGACAATTTATACTTTCTATGTTATATTAATAATAGGAGGTGTAAATATGAAAAAGACGAATGAACAATTTTTAAATGAAGTTTATAATCTTGTAAAAAATGATTATACTTTTAAAGAAAAATATAAAAATGCAAAAACTAAAATATTAGTACAACATAATGTTTGTGGATACAACTATTACGTAAGCCCAACAAACTTTTTATCTGGAACTAGATGTCCGGCTTGTGCTAAAAATTTTAAAGACAATTCTTTGTTTTTAAAAGAGGTAGAAAAACTAGTTGG